AATGATGATCTACTATCTTGGGAGGGGTCGTTACATGATCAATTTCCATAAGCCTGCATGTATTACTCTAAGAAAACCAAAGGGAGTGGCCGGCGTCCTCGTCATGGCCAGGCTGACTGGCCGAGAGCCATGCCCTGAGCGCTTCAGCTACTGGGTGGGGCGCGGCATCAAGATCGAGGTTCACCCTGAATGACCACCATCGCCTACAAGGACGGCGTGATCGCCTACGACTCCCGCGTCACCCGAGGCGACCTGATCACCGATGACGACTGTGACAAGTGCATTGAGCGCGACGGCGTGAAGTTCTTCATGTCGGGCGCCCTTTGTGACTATGACGCATTGGTCGGGGCCTACTTCGGCACTGCGCCATCCGGGAAGGTCGACGCATCTGCAATTGTCGTGGATGCCGGCAAGCTGATGATGGTGGCGGTGGATGACGATACCGGTCTGTGGAAGTCGCCAATCAAGCCTGATCGTCCGTACGCCATCGGCAGCGGCACACCATACGCATTCGCTGCGATGGATATGGGCGCATCTGCCGAGAAGGCTGTCGAGATGGCTGCAAGGCGCGATACCAGCACTGGCGGGACAATCAGAGCCCTGAGGATTGATCTGCATGGCCAGGCCACTACCTCCAGCTGATCTGCTTGATTCGCCATTCCTGATCTTGGGCCCGGCACCTGAAGTCTGGGAGTGGATACAGAGTGAGATTCTGGCGGACACCGGCAGCATCCATAACCCCGAGCATGCGCACCTCATCGATGCGAGTGTCGGCGTGCTGTGGGCATCGTCTTCCTTCAACAAGAAGGGGCGCTCAGTGCTGGGTCAAGCCGAACAGCTGATGATCCGTGCTGGAGGATGGCAGAAGGCGCGCCAAGAGCAGCAGATGCGCGCCTGGTTCGGCGAAGAGCCGGCATTCCTCATCACCCTGGCCGGCGACTACTGCGCCCAGTGTAGCGAGGCGGAGTTCTGCGCCCTGGTCGAGCATGAGCTGTACCACATCGCCCAGGCGACCGATCAGTACGGTGCGCCCAAGTTCACGCAGGACGGCATGCCCAAGCTGGAGATGCGTGGGCACGACGTCAGCGAGTTCGTAGCAATTGTTCAGCGCTATGGCGTAGGACATCCAGAAGGCGACCTAGCTCGCATGGTCGAGGCTGCCAAGTCCCCGCCATCAGTCAGCCGAGCGTCAATCGCCAATGCGTGTGGCACATGCCTGTTGAGGTCTGCGTAATGCTTGAGCAATGGAAAACGATCACTGATTACCCCGACTACGCCATCAGCAACCACGGCCGGGTGAAAAGGCTGACCTCAAGGACTTGCGCCAAGGCCGGGTCGATCCTCAAGACCCCGGGCAGAAGCAAGTCCAGACCTTACCTGAGCGTTGACCTCTGCTTCCCAGGAGGTAAGCGCACAGAGCTGGTTCATCGGCTTGTCGCAATTGCTTTCCTTGGCGAACCGCCATTTCCTGGGGCCGAGGTCAATCACATCGACGGCAACAAGGGCAATGCGTGCGTTACCAACCTGGAATGGATCACCTCATCTGCGAACCAGCAGCATGCATACGCCGCCGGGCTGCAGAGCGCCAAGGGTGAGTTGAACGGCCAGGCAAAACTGCGTGAAGTCGAAGTTCTGGAGATGCGCAGTCTGCACGCCTCTGGATCAGCCAGCATTGAGTGCCTAGCTGATCGATACGGGGTACATAAGCGAACTGCGCTCGATGTCGTGAACAGGAAGTCCTGGTCTCACATCTGACGCTGCAAGCCGGCCGCCCGAGGTGGCGAAAATCAACATTGCGAGGGCCTGCGGTACCTGCCTGCTTAAGTCGGCTTGATATTTGACAGGCAATTGACGGAACCCAATCTATGGCAGCCCTGAGCAACGAGGTGAAGGCCTTCATCGTTCAGGCGCTGGCCTGCTTCGATACGCCATCGCAGGTGGCCGAGGCCGTCAACAAAGAATTCGGCATTGAGATCAGCCGCCAGACGGCGGAGAGCCACGACCCTACCAAGCGGCAGGGCAAGAACCTGGCTAAGCGCTGGGTAGTCCTGTTCGAGGACACCCGCAAGCGTTTCCGAGAAGAGACATCAGAGATCCCGATCGCCAACCGGGCTTTCCGGCTCCGAGCGCTGGGGAGGATGGCGGAAAAGGCCGAATCGATGAAGAACATGGCCCTGACTGCCCAGCTACTGGAGCAGGCGGCCAAAGAGGTCGGCGATGTCTACGTGAACCGCCAGACCAAGAACGAGAATCCCCACGACAATGTGCCGCCCACCCGGGTGCAGGTTGATGTGGTGGATGCGAGGAAGCCTGATGCCGTCTCTTAACGTGCCGCAGGCCAACTTCCTCCGAATGGAGAACAAGTTCCGCGGTTTCGTCGCGGGGTTTGGCAGCGGGAAAACTTGGGTAGGCTGCGCAGCATTGTGCAAGCACGTCTGGGAATGGCCCCGGATCGACTCCGGCTACTTCGCCCCGACCTACCCGCAGATCCGCGACATCTTCTTCCCGACCATCGAGGAGGTCGCCTTCGACTGGGGCCTGAAGGTCAAGACGAAGGAGAGCGACAAGGAGGTCGAGTTCTACAGCGGCGGCCAGTATCGCAGCACGACCATCTGTCGCTCGATGGAGAAGCCGCAGACGATCGTAGGCTTCAAGATCGGGCACGCCCTGGTCGATGAGCTCGATGTCCTGCCCGCGCTGAAGGCTGAGCACGCCTGGCGCAAGATCATCGCCCGGATGCGCTACAACGTGCCTGGGCTGAAGAATGGCGTGGATGTGACGACGACCCCTGAGGGGTTCAAGTTCGTTTACCAACAGTTCGTGAAGCAGCTGCGTGAGAAGCCAGCGCTTCAGGGCATGTACGGCCTGGTGCAGGCCAGCACGTTCGACAACGAGCTGAACCTGCCGCCGGACTACATCCCGTCGCTGATGGAGTCGTACCCGGATCAGCTGATCCTGGCTTACCTGAATGGCAAGTTCGTCAACCTGAACTCCGGGTCGATCTACACAGCCTACAGCCGCAAGCTGAACGGTAGTCAGGAGAAAGTGCAGCCCGGCGAGCCGATCTTCGTGGGCATGGACTTTAACGTCGGCAAGATGTCGGCCATCGTCCACGTCAAGCGCCTGGGCATGCCCCATGCAGTGGGCGAGATCATGAACGGCTACGACACGCCCGACATGATTCGCCAGATCAAGGAGCGCTATTGGCTATACGCCGATGGCGATTACCGAAAAACACGCGAGATTCTGGTTTTCCCCGATGCATCGGGCAAAGGCCGGAAGTCGGTCAATGCGAGCACCTCAGACCTTGAGCTGCTGCGCCAAGCCAGCTTCACCGTCATGGCGCCAGAGGCAAACCCTCCGGTGAAAGACCGGATCAACGCCATGAACGCCATGTTCTGCAACTCGGCCGGCGAGCGCCGGTACCGGGTCAATACAGACCTGTGCCCAACCTACGCCGACTGCCTGGAGCAGCAGATATGGGCGCCGACCGGCGAACCAGACAAGAGCCAGGGCAATGACCACGCCAACGATGCGGGTGGTTATTTCATTCATCACGACTATCCGATCGTGAGGCCCGTGGTAGTAACCCAATCCCTGAGAATGTGAGCATGAGCGATAACCCGAGCTTCACCCTGCCAGCTGTCGACGAGATGCGCCGATACTGGGCGGTGATTTCGCCGCTCATGGGCGGAACGCTGGCGATGCGGGCTGCTGGCCAAAAACTGCTCCCACGGTATCCAGCCGAAGACGAAGACGTCTACAAGGACCGCCTGGCCCAGTCCACACTGCTCCCAGCCTATTCCGAGACGGTCGGCAACATGACCTCTCGCGTGTTCGCAGAGCCGCTTCAGGTTGGTGATGACGTTCCGCCAGAGATTGCCGAAATGGCCGTCGATATCGACCTGGCTGGCAATGACCTGAACAACTGGGCAGTGGAGTTCTTCCGCAACGGCCTGAGCCATGGCCTGTGCCATGCGCTGGTGGATCATCCTGCAGTGCAGGCTGGCCGCACGCGGGCAGAGGAGAAGGCCTCCGGGGTTCGCCCTTACACCGTGCTGGTGAAGCCTGAGCAAGTCCTGGGCTGGAAGTCCAACGGCAGCGTCCTGACCCACTTCCGCTACATCGAGATGATCGAGGAGGAGGATGGCGAGTTTGGGGTGGAATGCGTCCTGCAGATCCGGGTGCTTGAGCCTGGCCTGTGGTGGACCTACCGTGTCGCCAAGAATGGCGGGGCCTGGGCGATCCATGACGAAGGCGTCACCAGCCTGGACCACATCCCGCTGGTCACCTTCTACACCGGTCGCACTGGCTTCATGACGGCCAAGCCGCCGCTGCTCGAACTGGCCCACCTGAACGTCAAGCACTGGCAGAGCCAGAGCGACCAAGACAATATCCTGCACGTCATTCGGGTGCCGATCCTGGCCCGTATCGGTGTTCAGCCGCTGTACGACAACCAAGGCAAGCCGGTACCGCCTGAGTTCAAGGTGGGCACTGGATCGCTGACCGACCTGCCCAAGGACGGTGACCTCAAGTACGTCGAGCACACCGGCAAGGCTGTCGAGTCTGGGCGCACCGCGCTTCAGGACCTGCTGGACGAGATGCGCATGGCCGGCGCCAAGCTGCTCACCCCGGACAAGTCCACGACGAAGACCGCCACCCAGGCCGAGGAAGAGGCCGCGCAGGAGCTTTCCCCGCTGGCGCGCATGGCGCACCAGTTCGCCGACTGCCTTGGGCAGCTGCTCCAGTACATGGCCGAGTATCGCGGCCTGAGTGACGGCGGCAGCGTCGAGATGCGCGGCAACTTCGACGTCGACTACATGCCAGAAGTGTCGCTGCCTACCCTGGTCTCCATGGCCAACGCCGGGATGATCTCGAAAGAGACCCTGTTCGCCGAGATGCAGCGCCGTGGCGTGATCAGCGACGAATACGACTGGGCGGAAGAGCTGGCCAAGATTGACTCCCAAGGCCCAGCCCTTGGGGCGATCTGATGAAGACGGCAAACGAGCAGCTGATTGATGAGCTGATATGGCACGAAGTCGACCTGTCCAGGCTGAGCAACGGCCAGGTCGTCGCCATCATCAAGATCCTGAACGGCAATGATGCCGAGCTGCGTGCAGCGCTGGTGGCTGCCATCGAGATGCTGGGTACCGACCTGAGCGCTTCGGCGGTGGATGCCGCGCTGTTCCGGGTCAACCAGCTGAGCAGCGATACCTTCGCCCAGGTTCGCCAGGCCATGACCGCGCTGACCGATGGCGTGGCTACCTACGAGATTGCATTCCAGCAGAGCCTGTTCGAATCGATCGTGCCCGCCTTGGTGCAGGCCAGGTTCCCAATTCAGGTGGCGCAGTTCAGCCAGGTGAGGGCGCAGGCCGCAGCCAGGCCATTCCAGGGGCGATTGCTCTCCGAATGGATGGATGGCATCGAGGCAGACCGAAAGGCGCTGATTCGCAACGCTGTGCGCGCTGGCGTGGTGAATGGCCAGACAACCCCCGAGATCGTGCGAACGATCATGGGCACCCGGGCCGAGAAGTACGCCGATGGGCTGATACAGCGCTCACGGCGTGAGGTTGAGTCGGTCGTCCGCTCTGCCGTGTCGCACACCGCAGAGACGGCCAGTGACCGGGCTTTCGAAGCCAACAGCGACATCATCAGCCACGTTGAGTGGTTGAGCACCCTAGACAGCCGGACCTCAACCACTTGCCGCATCAGGGACAGGCTGCCGTACACGCTGGGCACGTATCAGCCCATCGGGCACAAGATCCCGTGGCTTGCCGGGCCAGGCCGCATCCACTTTTGCTGCCGCTCGACCAAGATCCCGATCCTCAAGAGTGCCTTGGCACTTGGGATCAGCGATACGGCAACACGGGCAAGCATGGATGGCCAGGTTCCGCAGCAGACCACCTACGCGCAATGGTTCGGCAGGCAGTCCGCAGCCCGCCAGGACGAGATTCTCGGGCCTGAGCGCGGGAAGCTACTGCGCCAGGACAAGCTGAAGCTCGAAGACTTCTACAACGAGCGTGGGAAATTCCTCACCCTCGACGAGCTGCGCGAGCGGCTCAAGTAATTCCGCGCCACGAAACGCAACACCAGCATTTTGTGGCGCGCAATGCAGGCCTCGCCAAGCGCGTGGCTTTTTTTCTGCCTGCGGTTCGGATGGACGGGGCGCAATGGGGCCGGATGGCTCAACAACAGGCCGGATGGCCCAGAGAGACGAGATGAAACTTAAGACCGTAGAGGTGGATGGCAAGCAGTACGCAGTGATCGAAGATGGCAAGCCCGTCTACACCGATGACGACGGCAAGGACGTCGCATTCGATGCGGTCGGCACCCGCAACACCATCACCCGGCTGAATGCCGAGGCGAAGTCGCACCGTGAGCGCGCGGACGGCTTCGAGAGGACTGCGAAGGCGTTCGAAGGCATCGAAGATGCTGCGGCCGCCAAGAAAGCCCTGGAGATCGTCGCCAACCTCGACGCCAAGAAGCTGGTGGATGCCGGCGAGATCGAGAAGGTGAAGGGTGAAATCAGCAAAGCCTTCCAAACCCAGCTGGATGAAGCCAACACCAAGGCGCAGGGCTTCGAGCAGCAGCTGTATGCCGAGAAGATCGGCGGCAGCTTCGCCCGCTCGCAGTACATCGCCGAGAAGATGGCTGTTCCTGCTGACATGGTCCAGGCCACCTTCGGCAGCAACTTCAAGATCGAGGAAGGCAAGGTCGTCGCCTACGACGCCCAGGGCCAGAAGATCTTCAGCCGCTCCCGCCCGGGTGAACTGGCCGACTTCAACGAAGCGCTCGAAACCCTCGTCTCGCAGTACCCGCACCGCGATCACATCCTCAAGGGCTCCGGCGCTCAAGGCACGGGAGCCCACACGACAAATGGGCAAAAGCCTCAGACCAAGGGAAACCTTGGCGGCGACAAGGCTGCGCGCCTGGAAGCCATCAAGGCCATGACCGCAGACGCATAAGGAAACGATATGTCTCTCTCGAACATGAAGGTGTTCAACGAATACCTCAAGCAAACCACCATCGAGACCCTGCAGCAGGACGTCGAGAAGTTCAACGCTGCCTCGGCCGGGGCTATCCGCCTCACCACTCAGGGCATCGACGGCGACTTCCTGCAGGAATCCTTCTGGGCTGGCCTGCACGGCGCTCAACGCCGCGTTGACCGCTACGCCGCCAACAGCTCGCAGGCATCGACCCCGCTTTCGCAGAAGCAGTACGACTCGGTGAAGATCGCCGGCGGCTTCGGCCCGATCATCTGGGAGCCTTCCCAGCTGTCCTGGGTGCAGAAGAACCCGGAGGAAGCGCTGGAGGTCATCAGCCGCAACCTGTCCGAATCGATCAT